TTGCCCAAATGAAAAGCAGAATCATGAACTGCAATCGGAGGCAAAAAAGATGAAGTTCGCTTCAATACACCGGAGTTGTTTGTGGAATAACCTTAACTTTTTAGTTGTTCCAAATAAAGCAAACAAGGACTTTCGAAGTCAGTATTTGACCTCGAAAGCCCTTGCTTTATGCCTTTTTCGGCGGTTTGGACCCCGGAGAAGGCTCTTGCTTTCTACCGCATCAAAGCAGTTCGATGCGAGTAAGGCGGGAGCTTGAGCGGTAAATAACCAAATCTGCTGTTTAACGAATACCCCCAGTAGGTCAACGATTACTCGGCTGTTTAACGATTACGGCAGAGCAGAAAGCCACATTCCCCATAAAATGCACGAAACCTCGCCGCAGAATTGCCTGCAGCGGGGTTCGCTTATGTGCTGAAATAGCCCAAAAGCCTTATTTCAAGCGGTTTTCGGGCGTAGAAAAAGTCCACCGTAATTCTATCAAAATTACGGTGGACTTATGGCGGAGATGGAGAGATTTGAACTCTTAACAAATGCAGTATTTAAGCCATAAAACGGCTTACTGTGTAAAATCTGTGCAATGCGTTGAAATTCTGTTGCTTTTAGTAGTTGTTTTCAAAGTATGTATTCAGCTTATTAAGTGCCTCTGTTTTGTGCTTTTGTGTAAGGTGAGTGTAGATGTCTGATGTAGTGGAATATTGAGCGTGACCTAAAATTTCCTGAACATCCTTTATGTTCAGATTAGCCTCAAAACAGATTGTAGCAAAGCCGTGTCGGGCAATGTGGGGAGTAAGCTCGGCAAGGCCTGTGGCAGTCTGATAGTCTTTCCAAAGTTTATCAAAGCGTGACTGTGTGTAATATTCGCCGTCACAATTAAAGACAATTTCATTTTTCTCGCCCTTGATTTTAAGTAACTCTGTTTCAAGACCTTTTGTAAGCAGTACATCACGCTTGCCTGCCTCTGTCTTCGGCTCTTTTATGTGTGGTGCATTGTTTACATGATACAATGACTTTGTGATATGTATTATATGGTTTTCAAAGTCTATGTCGCTCCATTTAAGAGCCAATGCCTCGCCTCGTCTGACACCTGTATTGAGAAAGAAAAACGCAAGCAATCCTCCCGGGGCAGAGATTGAATTTTTGATAATCTCGATTTCCTCGTATGTTGGGGCTCTGCGGTGCGTTCTTTTAAGATTCTTGCTTATTTGTATGTATTGGCAAGGATTGTTTGTTATATATTCATTTTGTGCGGCATAAGTGAAAATAAGGCTAAGTACGGATGCGTATGCTTTAACGGTTTTATATGCCCAAGATTTAGGAAACTTCGCTATATAGCGGTTGATTTCACGAAGTCCGATGTTTGTTATAGGCTCATCGCCAAAATAGTCAACGGCCCGTGCTGCTCGTGGCTTGTATGCCTTGACAGAACCTTGGGCAAGAGCTTCAAACGCATGGGCTTCCCATTCTTCCGCAACAGCAGAGAACGGCATACCTGACTTAGTTTGCTCGCTTTCGGGATTATAAGCAAAAATTTTCTTTTCAAGTTCTTTTTCGGTTCTTGCTCTGAATATGTGTCTTTTGCCGTCATAGACGATTGATTTTTCATAAAGCCCGTCAGGTCTGCGGTAATATTTTTGATTTGCAGATTTAGAACCGCACCAAGGGCAGAATTTAAAATCAGACTGCAAAGTCTTTTTGCATCTCTTGCATTTCATAAAAACACCTCTGTATTCATTTTTTATTGACACAAAGGCTAATTTATCTTATAATAATTAAAGACTTTCCACAGTCTTGTATGGCCTTTGCGTCGTACACCGCTCTATCCTGTTGGCGCAGGGTAGGGCGGATTTTTTTATTCTAATAAATGTTACTGTAAAATCCTACGGCTTTGCATAAAAATTATAGTATCTTATTAAGGTCAATATCAAAGCCCATACTTTTTAGTTCTTTGGCAATCATAAATTCGTTTGCACTATCAGAATAAACAATGCCGTCTAAATCACCTGGTAATTCAATAGAGTTATCGGACTTAATCAAAATAGTGTTATTTCTTCCGAGAAGTCCCATAAAGTAACCCGCTTCAAATACTACATTCTGTCTTCCTCTTGTTTTTGTTTCGTTTTCTGATACAGCTTTACCAATATCATCAGGAGTAAAAAGGATAATAGCCGCTTTAGCTTCACTACCGTAATTCTCAATTTTTTCGATAATCGTACGGCTTGAATTTGTTTGCTCGTGTAGAATTATTGGTTTAACGCCCAATTTGTTTAGAAAATGAGCTACTTTATATTTGAGTTCGCTATCGTGGCCATGAACAATGAACACTTTATTATTGTCTATATGAATATTAGTTTTTGGCGCATTATCACTATCTTCATCAAGGTCGCTGAGCAATTCCTCAAATGTCGGAATTGTTGCTTTTAATCCATTAGAACACCAAATTCGTTGCTGTTCATCATCAAATAACGCACACTGAAAGTGTGTCTTTTTAAAGTTTGTAACTTCAATGCTGTCTTTGCCAAACTCGTTTGTTAAAAATCTAAGTGCACTTGCGTGCCAAGTTTTAAACTCGGGTAAATCGGCTGTTACTCTTTTATCTAACAGCTCGTTTGCAGTCTGTATTAGTTTCTTTAGTTTTGCACAACTATCCATATTAACACCTCCGTGTAAAATATTGTAGCAAAGTCCGTTTTATGGTACTTTGCTGTATTTTTAATCCTTGACACTTGAAAATATCGAACAGATGTTCTATAATATAAGTATAGGAATTTTGCTATAATCCGAAAGGGGATTGAATGATGAAATTAAATAAAGATATAAAAAACGAGATTATCGAATACATTAACTTAATTGAATCAAATGAATTGTTAAAACATTTACTAAATATCATAAGAATGGCATATCGACAATATAAAAATGGAAAATGGGGAGCTTAAAGCTCTCTATTTTTTTGTGCTATTTATAAAGTCCTTAAAAACTTGTCTTTCAATCGGCGACATATTTAAGTAGCCTCGCATTATTTCAAGGTCTAATTCATCAAGATTATATTCTTTTTTTAACAAATCTAAAACACTTTCTGTTTCAGGTTCCGTAAAAGGTTTGCCTATGCCCTCGGTAAGCCATTCACGGTTGACATTAAATTTTTCACATATATCTGAAATAGTACGCTCCGTAACGGCTCTTTCACCTCGTTCCATATGAGAAACAGCCGACTTGCTTATATTTAATTTTTCAGCTAAATCTGTTTGAGTAAGATTTAATTCAGATCGTATTTTTGAAATTCTGTTCGCTATGGTCATATGTAATACCTCCTTTCAGTTATTATTATACACTAAAAATATACTTTGTCAACTTAATTTTAAAAAAGTGTATTTTATTTTGAAAAATAGTTGACATTGGGGAAATTAAATAGTATAATAAGTGTACAGAGTAAACAAAGGAGTGAAAAACAATGGCGAAAGGCAAAAAGAATGGTCGCAAACCCAGTCCCCTTGAAAAGTTGGTGTTTGCGACCGCAATACTTAACCTTATCAAAGCTATCGTTGATTTAACCAAAGAAATGTTTTGATAAGAAATCTGAAAAGGGGAGCGACCAACTCCCCTGTGTAAGATTATAGTATATGCCTTTTCTGTTGTCAATATATAAAGGAGTGAACAGAATGGATATTATCAGCGTTGCATTAAGCGGACTGATTGCAGTTTGCAACATTGCAATTATCGTTATTATTTTAAGGAGGTGGAAAAAATGAAAACAACCGCAGAAATCAGTAATACTAACATGCAGGTTAAGTTAAGTGTAGGCGATGAATTGGCTCAGACCTTGCTTGCTATGGACGGTAGGGATAAAGAAATAGCTTATGCTATGATGCAGGGAATGATTGCGGGCAAAAAACTTGCCGATAACAGCAACACGCAGAAAACAGCGTAAGGAGGAGATTTATATGGCTGACACACATACAGACGAAATTTTTAATGTGTACGGTGCACTTGATAATCTCAACAAGCGAATGAAATCTGTTGAGAACAAAGTTCCCGATTACACAGCAGATATGCTTGAAGTTTACCGAAATCTCGGTGCTCTTACAAAGCGTATCGCAGAACTTGAAAACCTTATAAACAAGGAAACTACCACGCTGAAAAGAGGTGAAGAAAGACGGAAGTAATAATAATTTTAGGACTGCTAATGCTTTGCACAGCTTTTGTTTCAGCAGTATTAGCAATAAAAATAGTAGCCGCCCATTTGTATAAAACAATAGACAGCTACCTTGATAAGCACGACGCTCAAATTATGGATCTGATTAAGTGGGCAAAGGACGAAGACAAACATCAATGAACGCTTTTCCAACAGGAGTAAGTGTTGCAACTCCTTTCTGTAAATCAAATTTTTGATTACCGTTATTTGATTTGTTTGTGGCTTCTATTTGATTTTTGAAATCTACTACTATAGGTAAAGAATCAAAAATCTTATAGACTGAATCATCAGTTATGTATTGATGATATGTGATGCTTATAAGACCCATACGAGATAAAGACGATAAAGAAATTGATTGTTGCTCAATTGAATCGCAAAACTCATTACTACAAAAAATATTAGTTTGCAAAATTCTATGATCGCCTTTTTCAAAATTTATCCTTATTTCGCATATTGGCAAATTTTCTTCAACTGAAAAACATTTTAGGTTTTGGGCATCTATAGGCGACATTTGTTGAATGATGTCAGAAAAAGACGGATGAATTTTTTCGATTTTTCTACTGTCGAATGAATTGACGATTAACTTTTCAAACATTTCACGAATTTCGTCTTCATTCATAAAGTATTTCGCTTTTTCAAGAGCAGGTCCAATAATCGATTCTCTCGATTCAACTTTATGTTCTGTTGGAATATTATCTACACCCTTTTGAATGTTAGCTTTAAAGTCTTCAAACTTTTTTTGGCGCTTTAATTCGGCTTTCATTGAAGCATAATGTATGCCACCTACAGTTAAGTTTATGAAATCGGCTAACAGACCACCTGCAACTTTTGTTGGTGGATTTGTAAGATTACTTACTGCTTCTGATTCTAAAACAGTTTTTGTAACACCATAAGCAGTATCATTTATGTTTTGGTCACTCATATGTGCACCACCTTTCTAAATAAATAATAACATTATTTGAGTAATAAAGCAATAAAATATTGAAAAGAACAGCAGAAAACAGCATAGGAAAGGATTGATATAGTGGAAACAACAAAAAAGCCAATTTTTACAGAGATAAGTGGGAAAAATATTGACGCTCTTTTATACACTGCAATGCTAAACGAAGTAAACAGACTTGAGAAGTGCAGAAATAAAAAAGAGCGTCAGAGCATAAGAAACTTTATTATATCAGCTTATCAAACATTGATAACAGATTAGTCGGAAGACTGTTGTCTAAAAACTTTTCAAGAAAATATCCTGCGGAAAAGTTAATAAGCCAAAACAGAGTATTAATGAATACAGATAATATTTTATTCGGGTGTACATTAACCAAGTTCAAAGCATGCACAGGAACAGTTAGCCAGAACATAGGGTAAAAATTTTGTCTTATTCTGTATTTGTAAACACCAATCGTATTATCAAATATTACTTGCAATTTATTATATGAATACTTGTCAGTTAAACAGTTTGAAATAGTATCTTCATACATTTGCTTTACGGAGTATCTTGTTTCAGTACAAACTACTATGTGTTGTGTTCCTGCTTTTTCAAACAGTGTTCCGACAGGTATGGCACATTGATTTAACTTCTTTGATTTATTTTCAAAAAGTTGAAAATAATACTTGGTCGCATACAGTCTGAAAACATTTGTAAGCAATCTAAGTACCCACACAATAAATAAAAAACATAGCACAATTACCATAATTACACCTCCTCTCATTATCGTATATTGAAATTATATCACATTGTCGGGAGGTTGCAAGAATTAAAACATAAAACTCAATAACAACTCGTTATCGAGTTTATTTAAGGAGGAAACAAAATGTTAAATAACAAAGGACAGATTGTCATTTTCGCAGACAAAGCCACATCAGGCTCAAATGTAGTATCTGCGTGTGTATCAGATGAAACCGCAAAGGCTCTTAACGAGCTTTGCGAGAAGTCAGGAAAGAAGATGTCGAGCCTTGTTCGCACTCTGATTGAGGACGCTATCAGCTTAGTTACGATTGTGGGGGAGTAATATGCCACGAGAAAAAACTTTGTTTAGAGACAACCTCGACAGGTTAGACGTTGCGTTTCCAGATAAGGAAGTTTTGCAGTATCGGGACATCGCAAAGTATCTCGGAAAAAGTTGCGTTACTGTTAAGCGACACTTTCAAAAAGACTATAACAAGAAACTCGGCGGAATCAGCAAGGCAGTCCTTGCAAGTATTTTGAGTTGATTAAAGGAGAAGAATTACAATGGCACTCAGACACATTAAAACAAAACGCAGTCTTAAGGATGAGAACAAGCACTTACATAGCTTAGTCAGGCACTTGCAGATTGAGCTTGAGAACGCAAGGCTTGACCTTTGCATTAAGAATGACGCAATCAGCGGTTACAAAAACGAAAATACAAGGCTTAGACAACGCATTAACAGTATGTATGCATATGATGTTTTTGGGGAGGAGGTGTGATTTTGAATAATAAGTATTTAGAATACGACCGTGATGACGGCTTTACACCTATTGTTCGCTCATACAGCGAAAGCGGTTTTATAGATGACGAACTTCTCACAGACGAACCTCAGTTAATTCAAAATGCAGTTAAGATATGGATTGATTGGTGTTGTATTCCTATTAAAACGAGGCATTCCAATTGCACAAGCTACGGCTTAAAACATCGCTTTGAAAATATGACGGGCATTTATTTGACAAATAATCAATTCAAGCAGGCTATGTTACTTTGCGGCTTTTATCCGGATAACGATATATCTGAGCTGAATTGGAATTACAGTCTTAGTAAAAAATCTTTATGCTTCTCAGACTACAAGCACAGAGGATACCGCTTTTTAATCCGCGATATGATTTACGCAAAAGAAGAAAACCGCTGACAGCACGGCAATGCTTTCAACGGTTCAAAAGGATATATAAAATTAATATCAACTTTATTATATCCTCAAATCAAATAAAAATCAAGAGGGAGATAAGATGATTACCTACAATCAATTCTGCAATACATTTGCGGTAAGCATTGACAGTGCTGTATTTGAGAAAGTAAAACGGAGGGCAGAGCGTAAGCGTAATTACATAATAAGCCATTTTGGTGACGGCAACGGTGCAAGACTTACAGAAAAGTATATGCTTGAGCTTATGCGTGATGAGCTTTGCTCATTTACCTTAGAGCAGTCAACAAGGCTTGCTGTGGGAGGTGTTTAAGAGTGTGTTACGGTTTAGCTCCAAATGCACCTATACCGCAAAAGAAAGGTGAATGTGCTTGCTGCGGTTACGAACTCAGAGAAGATTATACATATTTTGAGGACAGCGAGTGCAACAAATTTTGTAGTAAAGACTGCGCAGCAGAATTTCATAAAATCACAGAAAAGGAGTGGCAGTGATGAACGAACAGTCACAGCTTATTGTAGTTAAGCAAATACCGATTATTATTGAAAAACTTGAGTCTGTTAAATCTGAAATTGAGCACAAGGTAAATGTTGCTTGCTCAATGGTTTGCACAGATGAGAACTACAAAGAAATCAAAAAAATTCGTTCGGCTCTCAACAAAGAGTTTGCCGAGTTCGAAAGTCAGAGAAAAGCTGTTAAATCCGAGGTAATGACACCGTATGAGCATTTTGAAAGCGTGTATAAGGAGTGTATTTCCACACCTTATAAAAAAGCTTATTCAGAATTAAATAGCACGATTAAGACTTTCGAGCAGGGGCTTAAACAGGAAAAGCACGATAAATCAAAAGCGTATTTTAATGAGTACGCCCAAATGCTCGGCATTGATTTTGTAAAGTACGAGCAAGTCGGCTTGAGCATTACGATGACGATTACCCTTAAAAAACTCAGAGAAACAATCAAGGCTTTTCTTGACAAGGTTATGGACGACATAAAGCTCATTGCAGTGCAGGAGCATAAAGACGAAATTCTGTACGAGTACAAGCAAACTTTGAATGTATCGGCTGCAATAACTTCCGTAACCGAAAGATACAAGGCTATTGAAGAAGAAAAAGCAAGGGCAGAGGCAGAACAGCTCGAACGCAAAAAGGCAGAGCTTAACGAGCAGATTAATATTAAGGAATATGAGCCGTTTACAGCTAATGTTCCTACCGAGGTGGCCGCACCGGTTGAAGAAGAACAGCCTGCAATGGCAGATAAAAAAATATATCCGCTCAGCTTTACGGTTTACGGAACAAAAACACAGCTTAAAGACTTTGCTTTAGCGGTAAAACAGTTAATTAATGAAAGAGGTTTAAAATATGAGTAATTATAATATGACAAAATCAAGCAACACAGCAATGCAGGGAAAGCCCAAATTTTCGGCTATGCTTAGCACGAAGGGATTTCAGCAGGCACTTGCAAATTCACTTAAAAGCCCTAAGGAAATTCAGAAATTTTCAGCCGCAATTACTTCGGTTGTAAGCACCAACAAGGAGCTTGAAAAGTGTGATGCCGGTACTATTCTTTCGGCCGCACTCTGCGGTCACTCTCTCGGACTTCCTCCGTCACCACAGCTCGGACAGTATTACTTGGTGCCGTTTAACGACAGAAAGAACAACAGAACAGTAGCTACATTCGTACTCGGTTATCGTGGTTATATTCAGCTTGCTATTCGCAGCGGGCAGTACAAGCGACTTAATGTTGTTGAAATTAAAGAGGGCGAGCTTGTTAGTTGGAATCCGCTTACAGAAGAAATTGAGGTAAAACTCATTTCAGATGAAAGCGAAAGAGCGGTTGCAAAAACCATTGGATATTACGCTTGTTTCAGATATATAAACGGCTTTGAAAAGGCTCTTTATTGGAGCAAAGAGAAGATGAAAGAGCATGCTATCAGATACTCGGCAGGTTACAAAAACGATGTAAACAAAGGCACTTCGTACACCTTTTGGGCAAAGGATTTTGACAGTATGGCAAAGAAAACAATGCTCAGACAGCTTATTTCAAAGTGGGGTGTAATGAGCGTGGAAATGCAAAATGCTTTTGAGGCTGACACACACGCAATTAACAGCGACGGCAGCGTTGATTATGAGGTGAGCGAGGAATACGATACAGAGCCGAATTTTGACGATATACCGCCGTTTGAGGAAGAACCACCTGCAATGTCGGCACAAAGTGAGCCGTTTTCGATTGACGACCTTGCGGAATGATTAACTTAAAAATAATCTCGACAGGCAGTAAAGGCAATGCAGTTTTGCTTGATAATCAAATCTTGATTGACTGCGGTGTGCCTTACTGCCGACTGTCGGCTTTAGCCGATAGGATAAAATATATTTTTCTTACGCATCGGCACAGCGACCACTTAAACACAAGCACATTACGCAGGCTTTGCACAGAGCACCCGAGCATTAAGGTGATATATAACGGCTACCTTGCAAGCGCTTTGTATAAAGACTGTTCGGATTTTATTTTTAAAAGCTCTTTTATTACAGAACCACGAAAATGGTACCAAATAGGAGCTGTTACATTTGAAAACGAAATGCTCATACATGATGTGCCAAATTGTGCGTGGAAGATTTTTATTAAAACGAACTATGGCGATACATTCAGAGTGATTTACGCTACCGATACAAACAGCCTTGAACATATCAGAGCTAAAAACTATGAACTCTATTTGATAGAGGCTAATTACGATAAAGACGAAATTATAAAACGAATGAAAGAAAAAATTGCCTGCGGCGGTTATATGTATGAGGACAGAGTGCTAAAAACGCATTTATCAAAGCAGCAGGCGGACGAATGGCTTTATAAAAATATGGGCGAGTACAGCTCGTTTATTTATATGCATACTCACGAAGATTAAATTGAATAGGATTGATGTCTATGGCAAGACCGGCTAAAAAAGGCTTGGACTATTACCCGTCAGACACAAACAGGAGAAACGATTTTAAAATAATGGATCTGTTAAATCAATACGGGCCGTTGGGATACACGATATACGACTTCTGTTTGCAGTATGTTTACGAAAACGGGTATTTTCTTGATGTGCCTTTACAACAGGTGTGTTTGACTTTGTGCAGGGACATTGGTGCTAAATGGATTAAAAACAAAAACCTTGTGGGACAAGTTATAGATTATTGTGCGGATATAGGCTTATTTGACAAAGACCTCCTGCGGCAAAATGTTATGACCTCTGTCGGAATTCAGCGACGCTACGATTCAGTGACTGTTAGGAACAAGGCGGATAAATCTAAATTTTGGCTGCTCGGAAAAGAAAATTGCGAGGCGGCTTTAATAAATGCACCCAAAAACGGAGTTTCTGCAACAGAAACTAAGGTTATTGCAACAGAAACAGAAGTTTCTGCAACAAATATGCCACAAATAAAAGAAAATAAAATAAAAGTAAATAAAAGAAAAGAAAAAGAAAAGAACAAAGACATTTTCATTTCTTTACTGTTGCAAGACGAAAACTATTATCATGTGACAAATTTAGAACTTGATAATTTAAAAATTAATTATTCTTTGATTGATGTTGAAAACGAACTTGTTAAGATGTCAAAGTATTTTGAATTACATCAGAATAAAAGAAAGTCACTTGATGATATTAGAGAATACATTAACCGTTGGTTATTAAAGAGGAGTGATGAAGTTGACAGCATACGAAAGAATAATTCAAAAGTACCTGCCAAAAAACGGAGCACAGGAGCGTTTAACACAGGCGAGGTTGTACTCTGAGCTTACGGCAGAGGAAAAGGCACAGCGAGAGGCGGATATTTTTAATGCGCAAACAGGCAGGCTGACAGGCTATGACTGCGATAAATGCAAAAACAAGGGTACGATATACAGCACAGTAAAAAGGGATTTTTGCGGTACAGAAACCTTTGAGGTGGTTAGCAGACCCTGCGAGTGCTTAAAGGTGAGAGCAGAGATTAGAAGAATTAAGAAAAGCGGACTTTCAAAGCTTATTGAGAGATATAACTTTGACACATATCTTGTAAAAAATGATTGGCAAGGTTACATAAAGAAATGTGCTGTTGACTACGCCAAAAGGCCGATTGATTGGTTTTACATTGGCGGTCAGTCAGGCTGTGGCAAAACACATATATGTACAGCTATTGTCGGTTATTTGTTAAAACAAGGCAAATCAGCAAGGTATATGCTGTGGGGAGATGATATAACAGCAATCAAGCAAGCAGTGACTGTTTCCGAACAGTACGATAAACTTATGAACAATATCAAAAATGCAGAGGTACTGTATATTGATGATTTTTTCAAGACACGCAGCGGCGAGAGTGTAAGTAATGCAGATGTTAATACAACATTTAAAATTATAAATCATCGTTACAATGAACAGCTGCCAACAGTGATAAGCTCAGAGCTTTCCATAAACGAAATTGCGGCAATTGACGAGGCATTAGGCAGCCGCATAGCTGAAATGACAAGAACGCATAAGATTTACATTTCAAAGGATAAAAGCAAAAATCAGAGGTTTTACTATGGATAAATCAGTAACAGAATTTTTTATGAAAATGGAAAAAGTGCCGACTGTAACAGCTCAGGAACGCAGAGTGAGGACCGTTAAGGGCAAGCCGGTATTTTACGATTCACCGAGAATAAAATCGGCTAAGGCTTTACTTGTGGCTCATCTAAAACAGCATAGACCGCTAAAGCCGTATGATAGTGGTGTAAGGCTGAGGGTAAGCTGGCTTTTTCCAAAAGGCAGACACAAAGACGGTGAGTATCGTATTACAAAACCCGACACAGATAACCTACAAAAAATGCTCAAGGACTGTATGACGCTCTGCGGATTTTGGACAGATGACGCACTTGTGGCAAGCGAGATATGCGAAAAGCTTTGGGCAGATGTGCCGGGCATTTACATAAGGATTGAACAGTTATGAACATCTCGCAGGTTAAACGCAGTCTTGGGCGAAAGGTGCTTTACAATGGTACAGAATACATTCTGACAGGCTGTATCATCAGACGAGGCACAACAGGTCAATTTTATTATCAGGCTGAAATAAAGGATTTAAACGCTAATTCTGCATTGTTGTATTGCAGACTTGAAGATTTGGAGGTGATAACTTGACGGCTAAAGAGATTAAGGAGATTAACCGAGAGATTTCACGGCTGAGGGCGAAGATAGTACGCATTTCTGCCGAGGCTGACAATACATCGCCTAAGCTGTCGGATTTACCGAGTGCAGGTCAGACCTCCGACAAGGTAGGCAATGCGGTGGTGCAGATTGCAGATATTCAGAGAGAGATACAAAACCTTGAAATCCGCCGAAACGCAGCGCTCAACAGCCTATCTCGTGACGATTTTGTGGAGAACTGTTTGTTTATGCACCTTAGCTTGCGATACAGCTGGGCGAAGATTGCAGTCGATACAGGCGGAATAAATACACCGGATAACATAAGAATTATGTGCAACCGCCACCGTTGGTAAAAGTTGTTCGGTTTTTCGGTTTAGGTGTAGTATAATATAAAATGAAGAAGCCAACAACAAGAGATATTTTGTAGTTAATTTTCAAGACAACGGCAGACCGCTCTCACTTGAGGGCGGTTTTGCTTATTTTACATAAAGAGAGGTGGTGACGGTGGCAAAAGGAAAGTATGAAAAATGGCTTAAAGAAGAAAATTTATTACTGCTTGAGGGTTGGGCAAGGGACGGCTTGACCGATGAGCAGATTGCTAAGAATATGGGTGTTTCATACTCAACGCTAAAAGATTGGAAAAATAAGTATTCGGCTATTTTGGCTGCCCTAAAAAAAGGCAAAGAGGTTGTGGACTATCAGGTTGAAAACGCTTTGTTGTCCTCTGCTCTTGAGGGCAACACTACTGCACAAATATTTTGGCTGAAAAACCGCCGCCCCGACAAGTGGCGGGATAAGCAAAAAGAGGAAACCGACAAGACCGCACTTGACAAGCTCGACAGCATTTTGAAAGAAATCAAAGATGACGCAGAAAGAAGCACAAACAATGCCGTACACGATTAAGCAAAAAGAATATATCACAAACGCTACACATCGTTGGAATATAAAAAGCGGTGCAGTGCGTTCGGGCAAAAGTTTTGTTGATGTCACCTGTATTGTGCCTATGCGTATTCGAGAGCGAATCGGTAAGGACGGTTTGTGCTTTATCATAGGCGTGTCAAAAGAAACCATTGAGCGAAATGTACTGCAGCCTATGCGAGAGCGTTACACCTCTGATGTTGTCGGTACAATTAACAGCCGAAACATTGCAAAAGTGTGCGGTGAAGATGTGTATTGTTTGGGTGCGGAAAAGGTCAGCCAGGTTGCTAAAATTCAGGGTGCGTCGGCAAAATATATTTACGGTGATGAGGTTGCAAAGTGGAACAAAGATGTTTTCAATATGGTTAAATCCCGACTTGACAAGCCTTATTCGCGCTTTGACGGCAGTTTAAACCCTGAACACCCAAATCATTGGCTCAAGAAATTCATAGACAGCGACGCAGATATTTATTTGCAGGAATACACGATTTTCGATAATAAATTCTTATCCGAGGAGTTTGTGAAGAACCTTTGCAATGAATATGAGGGCACTATTTTCTATGACCGTCTTATTCTCGGCAAGTGGGTGCGTGCAGAGGGTGCGATTTACCGCAGATTTGCCGACAATCCCCAAAAATTTTACTGTCAAATTACCGACAAAATCAACACGGATTTACCGTACAGGCAGTTTTTGAAATCGGAACTTGAAGAAGTAACAATCGGCATTGACTTTGGCGGCAATAAATCGGGCCACGCATTTGTGGCAACGGCAAAGACAAGAGGCTACAATAATTTAATAGCGTTGAAAAGCGAACGGCACTTCGGTGAATACGACGGAAACGATATTGACAGGCTGGCAATTAATTTTGCACAGTCTGTTTTTGATTTATGTGGTGTTGTGGACTTTGTGTATTGGGATAATGCCGAAACTGTACTCGGTCGAGGAATTAAAAGAGCGTTTGAGGAGCATTTTCCAAATACGATAGTCAGACCGGCACGCAAATGTCCTGTACAAGACCGTATTCAATGCACCTTGCGGCTTATGGGTGCAGGCAGGTTCTTTTACGCTGACGGCTGCGACACGCTGAAAACGGCTCTTTGTGAGGCTGTATGGAATGATAAAAAACTTGTTGACGAAAGACTTGACGACGGTTCAACCGACATCGACAGCCTCGACAGTTTTGAATACACATTTGAACGGGATATGAAAAGATTTATAAGGGCGGTGTGAAATGCAATTCATAAATTTTTTGAAAGGAGTGTGGCAGAGAATGTTCCCTCTAAAGGATATTAAACAGGCTTTGGGCGTTAAACTTGCGATTACAGATGATATGATGCAAAGCATTGAAATGTGGCAGAAATGCTTTGCGGGGCAGGCTTTTTGGCTTTCCGACAGCGTTATAAGTTTAAGGCTTGAGCAGGCGATTACAAGAGAGTTTGCAAACATCACGCTTAACGAAATGACTGCAAGCGTAAGCAATGACAAATTGCAGAAAATCTTTGAAACCGCAACGGAAGACCTTAACTCCGAATTGCAGTCGGGACTTGCAACAGGCGCAATGGTGATTAAACCGTTAGGCGGCGACAAGGTGCAGTATATTTCCGCAAATGCCTTTGTGCCGATTGAATTTGACGCAAGGCATAGGCTTGTAAAAGTCATCTTTCCTGAATTTAAGAAAATCGGCGACAACTATTACACAAGGCTTGAGTATCACAGTCTTGATACCGAAAAGGGATTGACGATTACCAACACTGCTTATGTGTCTGCAAGTGAGGGGCAACTTGGAAGAGAAATTCCGCTTTCGGCAGTTGACGAGTGGGCAAGCCTGCCGAATGCTGTTACATACCCCGCAATGCTCCGCCCTGCTTTCGGTTATTTTCGCACACCGATTAAAAACACGATTGACGGCTCATCTTGCGGTGTTTCCGTCTACGCAAATGACATAAATCTTATTCGTAAAATAGACACACAATTCGGCAGACTTGATTGGGAGTTTGAGAGTGGCGAAAGGGCAATACATGTTGATGCCGCAGCTTTCAAGAAAGAGGGTACTGAAAAACTCAACAAAAGACTTTACAAAGCTGTAGATGTTGACCTCGGAGATAATGAATTGTTCAAAGATTTTTCTCCTGCAATTCGTCAATCTGATATTACCGACGGGCTAAATACATATCTTCGCAGACTTGAATTTTCAGTCGGTCTTGCATACGGCGACCTATCCGACCCCGACACTGTCGCAAAGACGGCTACGGAGATATTATCGGCTAAGAACCGAAAGTACAACACGGTATCGGCAATTCAGAAACAGCTTAAATATTGTCTTGACGATTTGGTGTATGCTCTCGCTTTTTACAATTCGCTTACAACAAGCGGATATACATTTGTATGTGATTTTAAGGACAGCATTTTGACCGATGAACAAACTGAAAGAACGCAGGATATACAGGATTTGAGCCTCGGCATTATGAAGCCCGAGGAGTACCGTGCAAAGTGGTACGGCGAGGACGAAAAGACTGCAAAAAAGAACCTGCCGCAAGCCTCAGAGGTAATTGACTGATGTTTACGCCTGAGATTATGGAGGCAATCCCCACAGCGCTCGAACAGATTTTTGACAGCCTGCAAATGAGCATAATGGCTGACATTGTGCGAATGTTGGTGCTTGCACAAGAGCTTACACCGACAAGCGTTTACAAAATCGGCAGACTTTACAAGCTCGGTAAGAGTAAATCAGCAATCAAAAGCATAGTGCAAAATACACTTGATTTAAGCAATAGTGAGATTAAAAACGTCTTTTCGGGTGTTATAGAAAGCGGCTATAACGAGGCTGAGAGCGTTTTTACAGAGCAGGGCAAGGAGTTTATACCCTATGCCGAAAATGAACCGTTACAGCAATTTGTGAGGGCGGTGCAGGCACAGACACAGGGCGAGTGCAAGAACATAACGCAGTCAATGGGTTTTGCCAAGCGCCAGCCTGACGGCAGCTTAGGCTTTACTCCTGCAGCCGATTACTATCAAGAAACACTTGATAAAGCCGTCACGGAAATTGCAAGCGGTGCGAGTGATTATAATACAGTACTCGAAAAAACCGTAACCGAAATGACAAACAGCGGATTGCGTACGGTTGACTATGCAAGCGGTCACAGCAACAGAGTTACCGTTGCGGCAAGGCGTGCGGTGTCAACAGGACTGAATCAGGTTGTGGGCAAAATCAATGAGGAAAACGCCGAAAAACTCGGCACAAATTACTTTGAGGTATCGTGGCACAGCGGAGCAAGACCGAGCCATCAGGTGTGGCAAGGCAGAGTGTACAGTAAGGAAGAACTCGAGAACGTGTGCGGACTTGGCACGGTAACAGGACTTTGCGGCGCAAACTGCTATCACTCATATTCGCCTTTCACTCCCGGCATAACTCCACGCACATACACAGATGAACAGCTCGACAAGATGAACGCAGAGGAAAACAAGCCTGTAGAATACAACGGCAAGACATACACAAAGTACGAGGCAACCCAAAGGCAGCGCAGACTTGAAACCGCAATGCGGGCGCAAAGGCAGAAAATAAAATTGCTTGAAGATGGCGGGGCTGACGAGCAAGCAATAATTAACGCTCGTGCAAGATATGTAAAAACTTCCGATGAATATGTGAACTTCTCAAAAAGCGTCGGACTTTCTCAACAATGGGACAGAGTGACAGTCGGCAGTAATACCGTAAAAGGCATTACAAAACCGAAGAAAGCCGAAATGCCGTTAAGAGGTATCAAGAATGTCGACGACAGAAAAATCAGAGGTATGAACAGCAATAAACATATTGCAAAATCTAAAAAAGGTGATATACTAAAAGAAGAAAGTAAAAAGTCGATTACACCTATAACTGATAAAGCTATTAATCGTGTACCAAAAGTTAATATTAACGGATATACAGACGAACAGTGTAACGAAATTCAAAAACAGCATAAAGAACTTTTAAGATTTTCAAAAGAACAAAATGACAATAAAGAAGTTGCATTTGTTTTTCGCGACGGATTGGTTGACTATAAACCATTTACAGGTTCTGATGAAAAAATTGACTTTGGCACATACTTGGAGACAAAAGGAAACAATTTAACTATTTTACATAATCATCCGAGAAACAGTAGTTATTCTATGAACGATTTGGATGTATTTGCAAATAAAAATGTTAGAACAATTACTATTGTAAAAAACAACGGCACAGTTGAATATTTAACTAAAACCGATGATTTTGACAACAATAGATTTGCTCTTGAGTGTAATAGATTGTATAAGAAGATAGTGGTTAAGGAAACCGATGAGGAAAAAGATAGATTTGTTAAAACTTTGCTAAATAAATCAAAAGCTGGGGTGATTTGGAGTGGAAGAAAATAAATCAAGAAACGCAATTATCGACGGACCTATTGAATTGCAAATAAAATGTATGGAAGAATTCCTTTCTACATTAACAGACGAAGAAAAAGAACGCTCAATGTCGAGTGAATTTGACTACTTGGAAGAAGACTAACCGCTCCTTGTGGGCGGTTTTGTTATGCGTGAATTTAATACAGAGATTAGCACTTAATCAATCGGATGTGGTGACCCCAAAAAGTTAGACTTGAAAGCGTAGTGGCTTTTAGCTGCTACG